AACCAACCTTGATTGCCGTGACTTCAGTGACGTCCATGTGGCGCAGCCAAAGTGTCTTGCCCCAGTCGTAGCGCTCGTCGATAGTCTTAGTTTCTCCCCAGCAGCGGTGTGTCTGTGTTTCTATGTACTGATTGACCGCCGAAGTAATTGTGGCAGCTACTCCCGCATTGAGGGTTTTACCTGTGTAAGTATTTAGATCTGCTGCGGTAAAGATGACGCTCATATATGGCTTTAATATAGAACAAAAAGAGCGCTACTACTAGCGCTCTTTTATTAACTGTTTGTTCTAGTATTGAATAACTAGCAAACCTCGACTTGCGCCTGGACACCAATGCCGACAGCGATACCGCTACCGTTCTGGACCATTTGCACATCGAAAACGTCACCCCGTTGCACACCAAGTGGAGTGGTCAGTGGAACGTTTACCGGCGTTTCTGCTACCAGGTTCTTGCCAACAACGAGTTGCAGTGAAGCAACTGTTCCAAGCGATGTGCCAGCCCGGAGCTGACGAACATTGAATGTTGCATTGTTGGTGGCAACGCCAGTAACAGTCGAGAAACCCGCTGGTGGAGTCAGGGTAACCGCTACCAGGGTATCCCCTTGGTCATCGGTTGTCTCAACAGTCCCTACGAGCGTCGTTGACGTGGCGCCGGCCGCAGTCTGGGCTGGAAGCGCTTGAGTGTAGTGACTCATTACTTCTTCCCCGCCTTAGCAGCATCTTCAGTGGCTTTCGCTTCAGCCGCAGCTTTCTTCTCGGCTTCAGCCGCAGCAGTTGCTGCCCCGGCGTCTGCCTTAGCAGCATCTTCGACCCCGGTTACGTCTGCTTCCACGGCTTTCTCGGCGCGTTTTGCAGCGTTTTCTGCGGCAGTTAAGACCACCTTGAATTCTTTATAGCCCTTGACGCCGAGCTTTTCAACTGCGGCGTCTAGGCGATCAAGGTCTTCATCAGCGACACGGATCACATCGCCTTTGCAGCCGAAGGTCCAGATATCGTTGACAAGTTCGATCAATTTAGACATAGTTTTTCCTTTCTATTACCCTAGGACACCTGTTAATTTGGCAAATGCCTTGCTGTCGATAGGCATACCGGCGACACGCTTGATAACACGTAGGCTGATTTGATCAGCAGCGAAGTCAGTACCCTGCGTGCCGTAATCAATCGTCAGGCCAAGACGGTCACCGATGACGTAGCGGTCAGGAACGAAGTACCAGATTTCAGTGGCGTTTGTGCCAGCACCAAGGTTTGTTGGGATCTCATCAACGATATAGACCGGCTTGCCGAGCAGCGTTGCTGGAACACCATCACGGATCGACTCGATGAAGAGTGGACGGCCTTGTGTGTCTTTCAGATCGACGAGTGCACGAACACCGTTGCTCGATGTCACGAAGACAGCCTGCTGGCGGTAAGCGGTAGTTAGTGAATACTGAAGTGCGGTGACGTCACTATACGCGAGTGATGCACCTGCTTGCGCAACTGCGGTTGGCGTGATGTAGCTAGAGCGGAAGCCCCATGGCTGACCTGAACCTGTACCACTGACGAATGCTGCATTCTCTGCAAGGGCAAGCGCCACAGCGAAACGGTTTTCAACGAACTTCTGGATGCTTGGGTTAGTTGCAGCATCTTGAAGCAACTCACTTGTGAACGTATCAAGGCCACCAAGTTTGTATGGAGTCAGGATGTTTGGTGCAAGCACTTCAGCCGACGCTGTAACAGGTGCACCCTCAGCGACCCAGTAACCGGTGACAGTGGTTGTCTCACTTGGCAGTTGGAGCTGCGCAGGCATGTTGTCGATGTGAGTTGCGATCTGGCGCATCGGCGAGATGTAGATCAGCTGTTGGATGATGCTGTCTGCAACGCTTGTTGGAACCAGGACGCCACCGGCTGTGCCTGTACCGATTGTGCCGATGTTTTGGCCGGCTTTGGCTTTGTACTGCTTAGCTACAAGGCCGTTGACCGCTTCGATTTCTGCGGTGCTCTTTGTTGAGAGTGCTTTGTAGAAATCGCTAGCGAGTTTCTGGTCTTCAGCTGAAATCTTTGTGCCGCCATCATGGTTCGTAACCATGTCTTTGGCTTTTGTTTTGAGGAGTTCGTTTGCACGAGCCTCGATGTATTCTTTGAGTGTTTGACCCATATCACCTCCTTAGGTGTGTTAGTCGTTAGTTTCATCCGGTGATCGTGTGATCGAATCCGTCTTAGCACCGGACTGGTCGGGTTACGCCGCCCTTAGCTAAGGTTGAAACTGGGACTAACTGTTAAGGTGTGATTGGTCGGGACTACGCTGTTGGAGATAGTGCTTCACCAAGCTGAGCATCGATTTCGGTTTTCATTTCATCAGTGACTTCAGTGTCATCAGTGACTTCATTCTTCGCGGCTTCTTCTGCAGCGAGTCGGTCCGTTTCGGCTTGAGCCTCGTCTGCAGCCTTCTTAGCCGCTTCTGCATCTGCTGCGGCTTTGGCGTCTTCAGCTGCCTTGGCGTCCGCTGCTTCCTGAGCTTCGCGGGCGGTCTTCTCTTCCTCGGTCTCGGCAACAGGTTTTAGTGCGTCGAGCTCGGTCTTGAGTTCAGCGTTGGTCACCTTCAGCTCGTTGACTGATTCAGCTAACTTGGTAATACCATCAAGTGCGGCAGCCAGTTGTGTTTTCAATTCGTCCATGTTTTCTCCTCCATCAGTTATTTGCTCCTTGAGCTGCGTTTCCAGCAGATCCGCTTCTTTGCGCATGCTGTCCATCAGCCAGGTAGCGTCCTTCTTGTTGATCGTCCCGTCCTTGAGGGCGAGAGCCATGGCGCGTGGATTGGCAGGGATAGCGACAACACTGACTTCAAGCAGCTCGTTGTCCTTGAGGATCGGCACGTCTTCTTGCATGTCCCAGGTGTGGTTGATGAAGCCGGCGGAGACGCAGCGAATGGTGCGCTTCACCAGCTGGCGGAAGATGGTGTCTGCCTTTGGGTTGGTCTGGGCATCATCAAACTGGGCCGTGATGTAGCTCTTGCCGTTGTTGTTCAAGTCGAGGCTGATGCCTTGCCCGAGGACGTTCTCAGGCTCGTCTGGATTGTGGCCCCAGAGGATCAGTGGGTTGTTCATGTAGTTCTTGACGTCCCAGCTAGCCTGATCGACGATCTCGCCTTGGCGGTCGGGCTGGTCATCACTAAAGCAGAACGTGATGGTGCGGTCTTGCTCGTTGATCGACTTGATGTCGATATTGAACAGTTTGTTTATCTTGCGTACTTCTGTCATAGCGATTTGTTAGTGCCTATTAGAGTTTTCTGTCCTTAAAGTAAGTTATTCTGTGCATAAATACAACACTGTATTAGACGCTACTCTCCTAGATCAGCAGCGGAGAGAGTAATTGGAAGGCTCTGGCACCGGCATGAGATATGCAAAGGTGGTGTTTCTACATCGTCATAACTGAAGTTCATCGTCTTGCCATCGACGGTAAGACTGTCACCCTGGTTGAAGTAGTTCTCATCGAGAGAGATGATCTTGCCGTCCATTGAAAGACAGAAAATACATGTTCGCTCGTCAATAATGCAGTAATACTGCTGCCCAGTGACGACGCCCGATTGTCTCCACGCTTGGATGTCCGCAAAGCCCTGAGCTCGCGCTACCTCAGTCCGCGCAATCCGATCAGCCCGGTACGTCAGCGCAGCACCCATCACGATTTCAATGCGGGCCTGTAGCTCTTCGTCGGACTCGTTGTTGTCGATCCCCTGGCCAAGCGTTGCGCGGAGCTGCTTCTCTGTCTCAGCATCAACGTCAGTGGCTATCTTGTTGGCGCGGTCCTGGTAGTAAGCCAGCACGCTAGCGGTTGTGCCGTTGAACATGCTTGGGTCGAAGTTCAAGTCGCCCATGGCTGTTTTGCCGGTCTCGACAATGAGGGCATAGATGATCGGTGCGATAACTGCCGCCATGGCTGTGTCATAGGCCGCCCAGACGAGCAGAGCCGCTAAGTAGTCCTTCTTATCGGCTTTGGTGACTTTGCTGATCCCATAGCTCTTCAGGCTCTTCGTAGATGCGTTGCCCAGGATCTCGGCCCGCTGCTTCTCAAACTGCTGGCGAAGGGCAGCTAACAACTGCTGCTCATACACCTCGCCGCGCTGGTTGTACTTGGCGGCTTTGGCTTCACCACGGCGTTCACGGGCTGCCTGAATCTCTTCAGGCGTCAGGGTTTTTTTATGCTCTGCTTACCCTCTAGGGATTTACCGTTAGCAGATCCGTCAGGCAGGTCGCCATAGTTGATGCCGGCCGCCTTCACCGTCTTGCCGTTGTACTGAGCGCCGAGTGCCTTGACCCATTTATCGGCAATCTTCTTATCGTGCTTCACGTATGCCAGCGTCATGTGCGGCTTGTATTCGCTGAAGGTCTGAATATGAGGGAGTAATGTTAGCCGTTCATGTCCATCGACAAGCTTCTTAGTCTTATCAACGTGAGCTACGACTGCATAACTCTCGCCAAGGTCAAACATGCCGACCGTGTCAATTTTGATGTTCTTCATGTCCCACCCATCAAGGACTGTGTCTACCTTGTCTTTCCAGACGTTCCCGTTCTCAAGAAGGCCAAATAGTAGGGTGACGTGAGCTTCCTTTTCGGCAACAGCACCCATCGTGTGATCGTGTCGATCGGTTGAATCAACCAAGCCTTGGTCACCGCCATCTACAAACTTCGTTACGGGCAGCGTCTGCGTATCAAGCATGATGCAGCCGAGTTTAGACATATCAATATCAAGGTCGTCGTAGAGGTTGGGGAAGTCGTTTGCGCTTACCTGTTTCGCTTTGAATGACTTGCCACTCGGTGAATCTGTAAGATCATCGTCGCCATCGTCATCTGGGTCTTCAGGATTTTGTCGCTTTGGATCAGTGGTCGGTGCATCATCGGCCAGCACATCCTCAAGTGACTGCGCTGCACCTTTCCCCTGCACGATGATGTGCTCACCAACGCCACCAGGCAACGGATCTTCGCCATACATGTCGCGCACTTCGTCTTTTGTCCACCATTTATCCACACCTGCCGAAGCGGCTTTGAGCTTGGCTTCTATGTCCTCAGGGACTGGGTTCACAAAGTCGAGTTCAAGTGTCGGATCGTAGACCTTCACCAGGGTGTTGTTTATCTGGCGCACGAACTGTCGGACACGCGGAACGACATTGACGACAGCATTCACGTAGAAGCCGGCCTCTAGGTTGGAGCGGTTCACGTTCTCGACTGATCCGATCATGCCAGGGCTCACCTTGAACATAGCCAGAATCTCATCACGGCTGAACTTGCGGCTTTCGAGGAAATCAAGATCCTGCTGATTCAGAGTCCATGGGGCGACTTTGCCAGCCTCAAGGATCATCACTTTGTGGGCGTTGGCGGTGCCAGTGTGTTCATCGTTGAACTGTGATTGCAGTCGCTTGAATGAATCTTCGTCGAGTGGCGTGTCCGCAGTGTAGACCAAGCTAGGTCGGGCGCCCTGGGCGAACTGTTGGTGGTTCCACGCCTTCATTTGCTCATCCATGTCGATCGTCACAGCTGATGCGGCAATGATGGACTGACCCATGTATGGGTTGGCAGGGTCTGGGTTGATGTCACGGATAAAGGACGTTACCGGGTAGGTGAGACTACCGAGCGAAACGGTGCTCTGCGTGTATGTCTCCCCTAGGCGGAATTGAGCCTGGTGAGCCGGGAATATGTCGAGGGCGGCCGGCAACTTGCCTTTGGCTGGTATGAACGCCTCACCATCGAAGCCACGCATGAAGATATAGCTCTCCCCCACGATGTTCATGTAGGTGAAGTGGAGCTGCCGCATCTGCTCGCCAGTATGGACCAGGTTTGGGTTGGCGATCAGTTCCAGGATCGCCATATCCTTGCCGTTAGTAACCTCCTCACGGTCGCCATCTTTCTTCTTGCGGTACAGCTTGATTTCCACAGCGGCGCATGGGTTTGAAATCGCGCTGTTGGCTGCGAATACCCAGCCTGTCAGTGCAGTGATCTGCGACGCCTTGTCAGCGTAGGTGTTGATCCGACCGCTAGCGCTCATACCTGGATACGTCACGCCATCGATAGGGTTCAACGCCGGGATGAGGCCTTTACCGATAATGGCTTTTGCTAGGCGTTGTCGAAATGGGAGCCGTTTTTGCATAAAGGTGTTTGTTGCCCTATTTAGAATTCTGTTTTGATAGTAACAGCAAACAGATTCCACTTAAATAGCTAAATAAAGCGAACGCGTGGCTCAATCTTTCGAACGCCGAATAGTGTCACGACGCCGTAACGAGTCATATCAGCTGCATCATCGTCAGCCTTGACGGGTTCATCGAGTGAGTTATCGTTCTTGTCGAGCTTCCATGAGTAATTCTCAAGTTCCCAGACCAGGTCTTCGCACGATGGGTCAATGGTTAGGCGATCATGTTCAAATAGAGACTTCATCTGGTTGATCCCCTCAAGCACCGACCCCGCGCCCTTGACCACCGGTTCCAATTTGAGATTCAGCTGACGGTTAAGCGTGTCGATAGCAAGCGGATCTTCGGAATCTCCCACCTGAACGTCCAACTTGGTGTCGCCGATTAGATCCTTGACGGCTTGCATACGTTGGGCGTCGCTGAGCTTGCGTTTGTACACCATGCGCTCTACGTGGATACTGTCGTCGGCCCCAACGTTGAGGATGCCGGCTACGAACGGGTGGTTATAGCCAAAGTCGATGCTGAGGATGCGCTTCACCGGTTCAAATGGACAAGTCTTGACGTGCCTGTCTCGGCTGAACTCTTCGTAGATGAGTCCTTCCATCTTGTGGAACTCGGCCAGCATCTCCTGCGCATACTGGGTGGCTGTCATCTCGCCGCGCATCTCTTCAAGCTCGTCGACGCTGAGGAACGGGTTATCAAAGCTGGTGAAGTGGAAGACCTCATAGTTCGCGTTGGTCTTTGCCAGCTTCTCCAGACGATAGAGCGACTTGTAACCCTTAGGGGTACCCATGAACAGAGCACGCCCACGATAGTCAGTAAGCGTGGCGCGGATAACTTCTCGCCACTGCTTCTCAAAAGCGCGCATCGAGTCCAGCTCGTCCAGCACAACCAGGCTGTATTTCTTGCCACGGGCGGTCTCGATGTTCTCCCAACCGAAAAGGCGGATGCGGTTGAGCGTGCCGTCTGGGCGACGCAGCGTGACCTCTAGGCGCTGCTCATTGTGAGACTCGTAGTTGCTTGTGCCTATGACGTTTTCAAGCAGCTCAGCCCATACGATGTCACGGGCTTGGTCCCTGGTGGTAGCGAAGTAGGCAACTGGCCCCGGCTCAAAGAGGCAGGCCCCCTTCATCTCCTCGACGGCGTATGTAGTCTTCCCGAATCGGCGACCACATCTGAGAACCTTGAAGCGGGAGCTACTCTCCGCTATCTTCCGCTGTGACTGATGGAGAATCGCCACGAGTTTTCATCCTGGCCAAGATGGCGCTATCTAATCCGATTGGCATAAGTGGCGCACCCTCGGCACCAGTGACTTCCTGGCGATCTGACCAGTCCTGGTACTTGCCGCGGTAGTTATTGGTCAGGTTGAACTTGGCACCATTTGAGTATGGGCCAAACAGCTGTGTTTCCGCATACGCTTCACAACGGTCTTTAGCCGCTTGTAGCGAGGGGAAAAACTGTTCCTTCTTCGAGTAGTTCAGGATCGTCTTGCGATCAACGCCGAGTGCTACCGCGAGCCCTGCGATGACATACGGTTTCTGCTCCGTCATGACTGCTCGTTTGAGCCAAGTCGTCTCACCTTTTTGGTTAACGCCGCCGTCGATGACGCGCTGCTCGATATGCGGATCGCAGTCGTTGAAGTAGGCGTCGATTGCTAGTTCAAGATCTGCGACGGACTCAAACTTGAGCGGTCGCCCACCTGGGTGTTTTTCTACTGGTTCTTCTGGGGTTGGGGTGTTTGCCATTTGTGTCACTATTTATGCACAAATGACTCATAAATGGAAGTAAGAGCCTAATGTAGCTCGTATATAATGATGATTTTTTATACGTTTTTTATTCATAAAGCCTTTAGCATTAATTAAACGCTAAAGGCTTATGTTTTACAAGTGTTGTTGGGCGGGGTCTATTGGTACTGTGTTAGTAACTCTGTATTACCCGATTTGACAAAGGTAAGGGAATAGCTTTCTTTCACGTCAGTTGGTCCAGGTTGGACGACATTAGGAAAGTCGGTACCGTTATTGTGAAGATGACCTTCAAAAACAATTTTTGTGGTTGCTCCATCGACAGATGATGAGGTAAGACTGTCCAAAACATACGTTTGTACATAGCCGTTACCTTGTGTATTACCAAGCATTGTTCGAATATATAAATTGAGAACATCCCTATTCAGTGCAATCATATTTTTTGCATATTCTTTTAAGTCAGGATTTGATTCGTAGTTTGATCCGAGTAGAGCGATGGCGCGCTTTTGGCCTTCCTCTGTTGCAATCTTTAGGCTGTATTCTTCTGGGGTCACTCCGTTTTGGTTAAGAAAATCTTTTGCTGTACCTGGTGAGCAGTTTGCGTTCACCCAATCTGTTGTAACGGCTTGGTAATCTTTCGCAAGCGCTTCTGGTGTTTGTCCAGCTGTCAATTCCATACTAGAAACAGCTGGCGCTGTCTTTTCTTGCGCACCAGGTGTAATAGGAACACTTACAGTTTTGGGTGCTGAGTCTGACACTGCTGATGTTGCTTCGCTGTTCGCTGGCGCACAGGCGGACGTACCGATAGTCAGTCCAGCGGCGATGCCAAGGATTCCAACCACCTTCGCAATAGTCGTCTTTGACATACTCGCCTCATCCACTTCCGATACTTTTAGCCTGAGTGTACACCGCACCTCGGGCTCGGTCTCATGGTGAAACGAAGCCGAGTCCGAAGATGAAGTTCGTGGCAAAAACCACAAGGGAAATGTAGGCGGAAACGCAACAGTCTGGCCTGTAGTTCCCGACGAAGGAGACGACGCTGATTTGGGCATACCGGAGGAAGAGTTTGAGTCGCAGCTGGTGAGGTAGCTGGCCCTTCCTATCTTCCACAGAGTCCGTTTCCATGTGGAGTCACACAAGTTCTTCCACTGTGGCGTCCCCCAATAGTCGCGGTGGAAGGACTTCCAGGTTTTAAGATTGCAACCACTCCAGCTTTCAAATCTTGCTTCGTCTCCACAACGGGTCTAGTTGCACTTGTTGCCAGGATC